CAGGAAGGAACGAGTCTGTAAGCCATCTCCCCACACCTCGATTGCTCCACCCTGTGGCGGGAGGTAAGCGACCTTGCGGCAGATCGCAGCTGGTGCTTTCTCTTTTCCTCCCATCCAGGTCCCTTGGGGTCCAAAGATATTGTGATAGCGAGCAACACGAACAGGAATACCGTGATTACGCTGGAAAGAAAGGTAAAGTCTTTCGCTAAAGAGTTTCTCCCACCCGTATTCCGAATCAGGGTTAGCAGGGTACGCAGACTCTTCACGGCAATCAGGGTTGTCAGGGTCTAGTTGGTTGTGCTCAGGATACATACATGCCGAAGAACTGTAGAAGATCTTAGTATGTGTAGTGCCCTTGAGTTCGTTAAACTTATGCTGTGCTTGTAGTAGGTTTAGATTGATGCTAGCAGAGTTATGCATGATGTCAGCGTCATGCTCACCAGTAAAGATATAACCGGCACCACCCATATCAGCAGCAAACTGATAGATCTCATCAAAAGGTTCTAGGAACTTATCAACAATCTGTGCGTAGAAGTTACCTTGATATCCGGCAAACTTAATTAGACGATCTACCCAACTATAGTCACGTAGGTCGCATGTGATAAACTCGTTTGCCGCAGACTTCTCGAAGTCGGGATGCTTCAGGTCAGCACCTCTGACCCAATAACCTTCTTCGCGAAGGCGTTTTACCATATGGCTGCCGATAAACCCACCGGCACCAAGGACAAGAGCTCGCTTAGTGTAATTCATACAGGGTGGTGGAAAAGATTCTCTTTAATGTACTGGGTAACGACCCCATCTATGTAGTCTAGCATAGGTTCAGTAATCACTGGACTAGAACCTAAGAAAAATACATCATCTAGAACTCTAGATGCGTTGGGATAGTTTCTATAATCTTCTAGTCCTCTATAAGCAGGGTGCATCAGCACATTACCTGCGAAATAGTTCCTAGTTTGGATGTTATGTTCCTCTAAATATTTTACAAGGTGGTGTTTACCGTGTTCGTAGACAATCGGAACACCAAACCAACTTGTTTCTGCATGTTCTTTCTCCTCAATAACCCTCGCACCAGAGATCTTAGAGAAGATCTCATGAAGTCGAGCTTTGTTGCGACGACGGATAGCATGTATCTCGTCTTGCTTCTCCAACTGTACGAGACCAATAGACCCTTGCAGGTCAGCAGGTTTGAGGTTGTATCCTTGAACGCCAAAGACATACTTATGATCGACATCCTTGTCGTACCCTTCCAACCAGCGATCAAATCTGTTACCACAGACACCGTTGGTCAGTTTATTCTGGGCTCCTACACAGAAGCAACCACGACCCCACCAGGCGTAAGATCTAGCGATCTGAACAATCTCCTCAACGTTAGAGGAAACCATTCCGCCTTCGATCGTGCTGATATGATGCGCTGGGTAGAACGAACAAGACGCTGCGATGGCGTGTTTGGTAAGGAACTCACCTCGCCACTTGCTACCCAGGGAATCACAGTTGTCCGCGATGTAGTGAATGTTGTAAGCGCGAATAATCTTGATAAACTCATCAAAGTCATAGGGATTACCAAGGACAGGAGAAGAAAAACACGCTCTAGTCTTGGTGGTAATCTTGGACTTGATCTCATCTAGATTCCAGTTCAGATCATCGTAGTTTACATCTACGAATACAGGTTTCAGACCGTTCTGAATGATGGGATTGATAGTGGTAGGGAATCCACAAGCACAGACGATAATCTCATCACCATCTTCCCACTGGAAATACTTCTTCAGAGCAGCAATCATCACCAGGTTGGCAGATGATCCACTGTTTACCATCACACTGTGCCCAAACTCAAATCGCTTTGAGAAGGCACGCTCAAATTTATTCACCTCTTCACCAGCAGGCAACCACTTGCCATTCAGGAGGTTGGTAATTGCTGCTGTTACTTCTTTGTCATCCCAATACGGACCTGAGTAATAGATAGGTTTACCAGGTTCCCAATCCTTATTGGCAAGGTATGGGAATAGATCTTCACCTTCTGCCCGCAGGTTGTCAATAAACCCCGATACCTTTTCGCTTATAGACATAAGTCTTTGACAATAAATTCGTTCGTAATGTGTTGCTCAAATCCAAGAGACTTAAGTTTAGTAGTGTCCAACCAGAAGTCACGACACTGAACATCTTTGTGAAACTGAGGAGGATCCATACTCGTGATCTTTCCTCTTGACTTTATGTAGTGGTCGGCAAGACCGATAATCTCAGCCACCGTGGTCGGTTTACCAGACCCGATGTTGTAGATTTCATTCAACTCACCCTTCTCCATGACAGTCCAGATGGCACGACATACGTCGTCAACGTGCATTATATCACGACTGTGTGATCCATTGTCGTAAAGTTGGATGTCACGACCTGCTTTGAGTTCGTTGATCATCCAGCACAATGCGTTCTTCTGACGAGTAGCATTATGATCGTGTCCCATCACATTACACAGGCGAAGAATACGATACTTCATACCTGTCAGATCAGCAAAGGACTTGATCAAATCCTCAGCACACCTCTTGGTGATAGAATAGAACCCTGTAGGATTACATGGACTGTCTTCCTTGGCAGGCATGTATCCACCCTGACCATATACAAACCAGGAGGACACAAAGTTAAACACAATGTCCTGTGATCGACAGTAATCTAGAACTTCACATAGAACCTTTAGGTTAGTATCTACGTCACGAGTGATGTCATCCTTGACGTGATAGTTGTGGGTGGTAGAGATAAAATAAACAATCTCTTTTGATCTAGGGATGCGTTCATCGCGTCCCTGAATCTCAACGTAGGGTTCATACATCTTGGCAAACTTGCCACCGATAAACCCTGCTCCATAAAGTGAAATCATCGCGAAAGATACCAAGCAATAGTTCGATCAAGTCCTTCCTCAAATTCCATGGTAGGTTCCCATCCAGTACGTTGCTTAAGTTTATCGAAACTCATACCGTACCGCAAGTCCTGACCAGGACGCTCATCAGACACACCAATCAGATCGATTGGTTTGCCCATAAATTCTAGAATTCTTTTGGTAACTGTACGATTGGACAGTTCACAGTCACCGCCGATATTAAATCTATCGTTGAGGATGCCTTGCTCTTCCAGCATCCAGATAGCACGACAGTGGTCTTCTACCCACAACCAGTCTCTAATCTGGTGACCACCACCATACATGTAAGTAACCTCATCCTTGATTGCTCTAAAGATAACCTTTGGAATAAGTTTCTCTACGTGCTGGTGGTATCCATAGTTATTACTACAGTTGGTAATAAGATATGGAAGTCCGTAGGTGTTGTGCCAGGTTCTTACGAAGTGATCAGATGCTGCTTTACTAGCACTGTATGGATTCTTAGGATCATAAGGAGTATCTTCAGTAAAGATGTCCTCAGAATCTAGTTCTAGTGACCCATATACTTCGTCAGTAGAGATGTGATGAAACTTCTCAACATCAACTGCTAGACTAGCATTGAGAAGGTTGATTGTTCCAACAACATTTGCCTCTAGGAAAGGTCTGTAGTTCTTGATAGAGTTATCTACATGACTTTCAGCAGCAAAGTGAAAGATTTTCTTGGGTTTATATTTGCTGAATACATGATTTACATGCTTCTCGTTCGTGATGTCACACCATAGAAACTCAAATTGCGGATCCCCAGGTACGTACTGAAGATCCGCAGCGTAAGTTAGGTTGTCCACGACGAGAACTTTTTCATCAGTGACCTTCTTCAGGTAGTGAAGAAAGTTACTACCGATAAATCCTGCTCCGCCAGTAACTAATAACATCAGTCTGTATAATACTCCTTCATGTCAATTCTACCATAATCATCTTCAAGACGCACGATATCATCTTCATTACAATGGGATCCGTACTGGACTTCATAAAAAAGGATCCCCCGATCGCCTGCCGTCATACGATGACGCGACTCCTGAGGGATACGAAAGTGCTTACCAGGGAAAACTTCCTCAGTGTATTCATTCAACTGTACAGTACCAGAACCCTCGACAATAATCCAGTGTTCCATCCTGTGACTATGATATTGGAGCGAAAATCTTTGGTTGGGGGCAACGTAGATTTTCTTCAACTTGTAGGTTTTGTCAGGAGACTCCATGGTCTCATACCAACCCCAAGGTCTATCACGGTGAACACACGAGCTAGTTTTAAGCATGGTAAGTAAGGGTTTTTAGGCTCGCCACTTGCTCTTTGACTGGAAGCAAGAAACCAGGCGGGAGATATCCCATCCGCACCACCTTGTTTTAGGAACAAGGAAACCCGAGGGGTCAGTGACCCATCCCGACCAGGGCGATTTTTATGTCTTCCCGAGACTTACGATAGGACCCCACTGTCCATCAAATCATACTCTAGATTATCTAACACAAGGTTGTAATCTTTCTCTGCGTTATCGTAGAAATATACGTTACGAGATTTGTAATACTTAAATACTTTCTCATACAAATTTGGATGCTCTTCATCGAGATAAACAGATCCTTCGACAGCAGCAGCAAGAACGCTGATTTCTGTCTTGAACTTGGAAAAGAATGGGCTTTTAGCCATTTGACTGTGGGAATACTCCTATTGTAATGTTTGCCCGTGTGGGCAATCGGGGTGACAGGATTCGAACCTGCGGCCTCACGCTCCCAAAGCGCGTGCTCTACCAAACTGAGCTACACCCCGCAGACTAACGCACTTCGTATGACAAACAACGCACTTTACGGGCACGTCGCTTCTCTTGCCAAGCGCGATCTTCACTTGTCAGTCTAACAGGTTTGTCTTTTGTTGTCAAATCTTCTTCTGTAACAACTACAAGTGACAGATCTACCGCAGAGATTTTATCTGTCGAAATCGTAGTCATGTTGCTGCAACCACATGACTTTACTTTTGTACTTGCTGTCAGTTCCACCCCGCAATTCTTGCAGAATACCTTTAATCTCTTTGAGTTCATTCTTCAATTCATCTAGTTCTTCATGTAGATCTTGATGATGGAAGCGAAAAGGCTTCTGGATCATCTTTTTCAACTTGGATGCTTTCATCAACCTGTTCGGTTTGAGATATTTATGATGCTTGCTGACGGGATCGAACCGCCGACCGCCTCGGTGTAAACGAGATGCT